GAATGAATTAACCTATATTACAGGCGCTTTAACATCTGTGCTGGAGGATTTGGAAATCGGTGTTTTACTGAAAAATAAAAGAAAGGATTGAAAACCAATGAAGATCAACAAAAGCAAATTCACTCCGGAAGAGCTTAAGCAATACGAGGCGCTTATTGCCAAAGCCAAAGAACCGGACGAAGCGCCAGTAATCGAGAATACGCCGCCAGTGCCTGAAATAAAACCCGAAGTAACCGAAGTAAAACCAGAACCGCCTGTAAAAAAATCCGAGCTTGCGCCGGAAGTCGCGGCGGAGCTTGCTAACCTTAAGAAATTCCGTGAAGCCTACGAAAAGCAGCAGGCGCGGGAGGTCGCGAAAAAGTATGCGCTTCTGGGCAAAGATGAGGATACGCTCACGGAAACTCTGTACCGGCTGAAGAAGTCCGACGAGGCTAGCTATACCGCCCTGCTGGAAGCGATGGACGAAAATCTTGCTTTCGTGCAGAAAACCGGCCTCTTTGCCGAAATCGGTAAAACCGGACATGGTTACTATGGGCAAGGCACGGTTGCCGAAAAGATAGAAGCGGCCGCAATTGATATCCAGAAATCAGACCCGAGTCTTGACCGTACTACCGCAATAAGAAAAGCCTGGGAAGCACATCCGGAGCTTGTACGCGAATACGAGGAAGAATACTGGAGGGCGAAATAATGACTTATTTCATGACGTCTGTTAACGAAAGTCCGCTCATTTCCAGGAAAGCTGGCGCGGAGCTAAATGATGTGCGTGGGAGAGCGGTAAAGTTCGACGATAACGGCAGCATCGTGCTTGCTGGCGCGGGTGACGCTGCGCTTGGTATTGCGATTTTGTCAAGTGACGAAGCTATTCCCGTCGGCGGTAATGTGGACATTCAGGTGCGTGCTATCGGGCTTGTGAAAGCTGGCGCGGCAATCGCTCCAGGCGACGAGCTTGCGTCTGATGCAGCTGGCGCGCTGGTTCCTGCAACGTCCGGCGCTTACATTGCTATTTCCTTGCAGAAGGCCGCAGCAGCAGGCGAATTTGTACAGGCGCTTATCACCAGAGGCAGCAAAACTGCCGGAGCTTAAGAAGGAGGTATCTTATGACCGCGATTAATCCAGACGTGCTTAAGGCACAGATTGCAAAAGGCGCGTTTAAACCTAACCTGTATCTTACCCAGATGTCAATGGCTTATTTCCAATCCGCAGAAAGATACGTAGCGGAAGCCATCTTCCCTATTTGCCCGGTGCAGCTTTCCAGCGCAAGATATTATGAGTTTGATAAGGCGTCGCTGCTGCGTGACAACATGACCGTCAAGCCACAGTTCGGCAAGGTAGCCCCAGCGCAGATGGGCCTGCTTGACCACTCTTACAGCTGCACTGTTTATCAGGTCATTGCTGGTATCGACCAGATAGAAGCCCTCAACTTCCGGCGTACCCGCGCTCCTGGCGTAGCTGACCCGCGTATCGCCCAAATACAGTTTATAACATCACAGGCGCGTCTGCACGAAGACGTGCTTTTTGCTAATACCTACTTTAAGCCCAGCGTGTGGACTAATGAGTGGACGGGCGGTACCGCCTATAACGCGGCTTCAAAAACTTTTGTGAAATTCTCAAATGACAAGAGTGAACCTGTGAAGCTGTTTGACGATCTCTGCACACAGATAGAGCAGAATACGGGACGCAGACCTAACCGCCTGGCGCTTGGCAAAGAAACGTTCAACGCCCTTAAGAACCATCCCGGTATCATTGAGCGCGTGAAGTACAGCGGCTCTACCGCGAACCCGGCGACGGTTAACGAGCGCGTACTTGCAGAGCTGTTCGGGCTTGAAAAGGTTGTTACATTGTCCTCAATTTATAACAAAGCGGGTCTCGACGCTGCTGAAGATATGGCCTTTACCTGTGACCCGAAATCCGCACTCCTTGCCTATGCAACAAGCACGCCCAGAATTAACGAACCCTCGGCAGGTTATATTTTCACTTGGGATATGCTCGGCGACGGACAGTATATGCCGGTAACCCAGTATGAGGGTGAAAATGGGACGCATCCCGAATTTATCGAGGGCTTGCTTGCCATCGACATGAAAAAGACCGCTGACGACCTCGCAATTTTCCTTAAGGAGTGCGTGTGATGTACTCGTATAACCCGGCAAAGCTGGCGTTAAACGGTGTAGACAGGATGCGCTTTGAACTGGGTGATACCGTCATAGATCAGGGCGCTGTTACCAGCCCTCTTTGCGATGAGGAATACGCTGCTATGATTGCACAGCACAAAGATTGGCGACGCGCCAAAATCGCTTGCTTACGGGCAATCGTTATGGGCTGGGCACATGAAGTTGACACCAGCGTGGACGGGCTTTCTTATTCGCTTTCCCAACGTTATGAGCGTTGGAAAAAGATGCTCGATGAGGAAGAAAGAAAGCTGCGGGCCGCGACTGGTGTACCTGTAGTAAACAGCTCGTCCGTATCTGGGAAGCCGTACTTTTACAATGACCTTCACGCCAATCCGCGCAGATTCTAGGAGGTGCGGCTATGTTTCGAGGACAGTTACGACCCGGACAAGGCTTCCGGCGTTTTACAAGGCTTGAAATCAAAAACGGCGTGTCAGACAGAGGCAGGCCACAGGATGGATTTATGCCAGCGGGTGAAATCATTGGAATGCTTACTGTTGCATCCGTGGGCGAGATGCAGCAATGGCGCGGACAGGATATTAACAAGCAGGAAGTCCACCCTATGCTTTATAAAATCATCCAGCGGGGAGCCGAAAACCGCGCAAAACACGGTGATGTTTTGCTGCTTGGAAACCGCAGGTTTACGGTAAATGGCATACATAATCCCGCAGGCTTAGATCATTTCACGGTGTATTTCGCGGAGGAAAGGGAGGATCTTCAATGAGCGCCGCTATTGAATTTCGCGCAATACTTAACAAGGATATCGAAAGCATAAAACAGCAGATGACAAGCCGCTGTTATCGCTCCGCCAATGCCCTCCGCAACGCCGCTTTGGATGTGTTAAAGGGCAGCAGAAGCGGGAAAAGTCACCGCGTTCCCGGTACGAGAAAATACTATACCGCGTCTAAGCCTGGTTCGCCTCCAGCAGTGCGCACAGGAACTTTCCGTAACAGCTGGCAGCCTTCCGCTATTTGCGATGGCGTCAGCTTCATATCACGCATTGAGAGTAATGTAAATGTGAATGGTTACAATCTTGGCGCTCTTCTGGAATACGGTACAAGCAAAATGGCTGCGCGTCCGCACCACGACAGGATCAGGGAAAAAGCCCTGCCTAAAATCATGGAGATTTATTCGGAGCCATATTTTTAATGGAGGTTTTCCATGCTGGATAAAGCAATTTATGAGCATCTTGTTAATGCTCCCGAGCTTGCGCCGCTGCTTACCAGCTATGCCGGAAAAGCGGCGGTTTTTAATCAGGAAGCGCCAACAGACACCGATCCTAATTGGGCTGACGGCGCACAGTATGGACGCATTATTTTTGCGCTCGACGTTCAAGGCGACCCTGCACGCGCTATGGGCGGGAGCCTCATGGTTGACGTGATGTGCGATGCCGGGACGCAGGCTCCGGAAGAACTTGAACCTGTCGTGCGCAAGCTCATCGACGGGTATTTCTTCACTGATAATGGCTGCACAATGGCGGCACAGTGGGAAAGCTCGCGTTATTTTACGGATGCGGGAGAACAGGTAGCCGGAGTGACAATTTTGTTTTCAATGCTGGCTTTCCCTGTGTTATCCACACTATCCACAGACGTTGTTGCAAGAATAAATGAGTGGACGTCAAACAGGTTCCCGGAACTTACAGTTATTAACCGCAACACGCTTCCCGCCGTTTGGAAATCTGAGGCCGAAAAGTGCGCGGTTTACTGGCGCGTGTTTACAATTATGCCCGCAGAATGGATTAAAGACACGCATCAGACTATTTATAGGATTGCGCAACTTAAGTGTCACATATTCGCGCCGGATATATGTAAAGCGTCGGTTATCGCGCAGGAGATCGCCTTGCAGCTATATCGCGATAAACGGATTATATCCGCTGGTGAAGGCCCAATAATAGTAAGCCGGAATAATACCATCAACACAGGCGCGGACGCTTTAAGAGAAGGCCAGCTTACTGTGGAAGCCACGTATGGTGAGATTGTCCGAATACAGCCAAACAACCCACTGAATCACATAAATTATGTTTAAGTGAAAGGAGGATACAAAATGGAAAACGTCACAATTCCTGACATAAAAGCTGACGTAAAAGTTAACGTAAAACCAGTTTACAACGCGGAACAGCTTGCAGAGGGTTACAAGACCTTTGGCACTACCCGCGCTATCGTCGAATGTGCTCTCAAGCTTTCTGGCAAGGATAGTTTCACAATAGACGAAGCGCGTAAAATCATTAACGCTTTTAAGAACAAGAGGTGATAAGAATTGGCAATCTTCTACAATGAGGGAGAAGTAAAGGTACGTCCCGGCGTGTACCAGCGATATTCCAACGTCGGCAGTTCGCCCACTCCCGGCGCTCAGGACGGTATCTGCGCTATCCCGATTCAGGC